TTATGCTGAACAAATGCGAAGAGACTTTATAGAAAAAGGTTCTACTATAGATGCGGATGGTAAAGTTAAAATAAAACCAAAATATAAAAATGTTCTAAGTATTGAAAACAATAAAGTTAAAATTCCGATGTCTGCTCAAAATAAATTTTTTGATGACAATTTTGATTTTGTATTTAAAAACAAAGCAACAGCTACAGGTGTAAAGAAACCAACAATACAATCACAGGTTTATTCAAAGATACAAGAGATTGGTAAAAAGACACTGAACAAAGCACAACAATTAAATTTAGATTTTGCTTTAGCACAAGTTGATAAACTTTTTAAAACTGCTCCTGACAAGGCTAAGGCTACTTTAAAAGAAATAGCAAAAGCAGTTAAGACAGGTAAACTGTTTATGGCTGGTGGTCCAATGACTTTTCTTGCCGAGAGTATGGCATCAGACCCAGATTTTCAAAATATGCTTTTAAGTGCTAACCCTGATTTTGCTAGATCTCTTGGAGTAGATGCAGGACCAATGTCTTTTAAAGATGGTGGCTCTGCTGAATCATCAAAAAATATTTCTGATGAAAATTTAAGTATGATAGAAACTGTATTGACAGATATATATAAAAGACAAGGTAGAAAAGTTCTAGATGATAGTCAAGTAATACGAATAGCCTTAGATCTTGCAAAAGCAAAATCGATAGGGGATAAAGAAGTAGACTTTGGAGGTACCTCAGAAGATAATATTAATCTTCTTATTGATAGCATAAATATGATGCAAGGTTCTGCCCTTGAAAAAGCCAAAGCCAGTGATATGATTCTAACTGCTGAGGAGGCTAAAGATAGCACAAAAAATTTCATTGAAAGAGGCATAAATAAATTAGGTAGAATGTTTAACTAAATTACAATAAAAGGAAGTTATGGCTATAGATAAAAAAATACAACCAGAAAATGCAGAGCTAGAAGCTCAAGAAGAAATTATAGTTGATGCACCTGGAGAATCTGAAGAAGTAAATATTGAAATGACGGAAGATGGTGGAGCTTTAATTAACCCACCACTACAAGCACCTTCTACTGATTTTTATGCAAACTTAGCAGAAGTTGTAGACGAAGATGAATTAACAAGAATTTCAAATAAGTTATTAGGTGAATTTGAAGATGATAAAAGTTCACGAAAAGATTGGGAAGAAGGCTTTTCAAAAGGATTAGACTTACTTGGTTTTAAATACGATGAAAGATCACAGCCATTTCAAGGAGCAAGTGGTGTCACACATCCACTATTAGCCGAATCAGTTACACAGTTTCAAGCACATGCATATAGAGAAATGTTACCAGCAAAAGGACCTGTCGATGTAAGTATTGTTGGTGAAGTTACAATGGACAAAGAAGCTCAAGCAGAGCGTGTTAAAGATTTTATGAATTATCAAATTACAAATGTGATGCAAGAATATGATCCTGAGATGGATCAATTACTTTTTCATTTACCTCTTGCAGGTTCAGCATTTAAAAAAGTTTATTACGATGCACAAAAAAATAGAGCTGTCGCAAAATTTATTCCTAGTGAAAATTTAGTCGTTCCTTACAACGCTAGTGACTTGATGTCAGCAGAACGTATTGCACACATTTTAAAGATGTCGGAAAATGATTTACGTAAAAAACAAGTTTCAGGTTTTTATCGAGACATAGATCTAAATCCAAGTATCTCTGAAGAAAACCCTATTCAAGAAAAAATAGATAAAATTGAAGGTGTGCAAAAAACAGATGAAGAGTATGACTTTAATCTAATAGAGTTTCATGCTGAATGCGATATAGAAGGCTTCGAAGATTTAGGCAAAGACGGAGAACAAACTGGAATCAAACTTCCTTATATTATCACAGTTGATCAAAACTCAGGCGAAGTCTTATCTATCTACAGAAACTACAAACCTAACGATCCAACAAAACAAAAGATACCTTACTTCGTACACTTTAAGTTTTTACCTGGTCTTGGTTTTTACGGCTTTGGTCTTATCCATATGCTTGGGGGTTTATCAAGAACGGCCACTTCAGCGCTCCGTCAGCTTATTGACGCGGGAACATTGTCCAACTTACCAGCAGGGTTCAAGGCCCGTGGTCTTAGAATCAGGGATGATGATTCACCAATACAGCCAGGAGAATTTAGAGACGTAGACGCACCGGGCGGTGCTATCCGTGATGGTTTAATGCCATTACCATACAAGGGACCTGATCAAGTATTATATCAACTATTAGGATTTGTCGTGCAAAGTGGTAGAGAGTTTGCTTCTATTGCTGATCAAAAAATTGGCGATGGCTCACAAGCCAATCCAGTTGGTACTACAATGGCATTATTGGAACGTGGTTCACGGGTCATGTCAAGTATACACAAAAGATTGCATTACGCACAACATATCGAGTTTAGAATTCTAGCAAGAGTATTCGCTGAATACTTACCACCAACATATCCATACGCTGTACGTGGTGGAGACAGACAAATTAAATTAGCAGATTTTGATGATCGTGTAGATGTTATACCTGTAAGTGATCCAAATATCTTTTCTATGACACAACGTATATCGTTGGCACAAACACAATTACAATTAGCGCAAAGTAATCCAGAACTTCATAACATTTATGAAGCATATAAAAGAATGTACATGGCTTTAGGGGTAGATGCAATAGATGCAATTTTACCACCACCTCAACCGCCTGCTCCTCTTGACCCTGGAAAAGAAAATGCAAACGCTTTAAAAGGTTCACCGCTACAAGTATTTCCTGGACAGGATCATGAACAACATATCAATGCACATCGTGCTTTCATGTCTTCGTATTTGGTTAAAAATAATCCGCAGATATTATTAATTTTGCAAAGTCATGTATCTGATCATATTTCACAACAGGCAAAAGAAGAAATTGAAGCAAAGAATGCACCATTAATACAAGAACAAGCAGCACAATTTGGTGGACAAGTACCACCAGAGCTCATGCAACAATTTCAAATGCAAAATGAAAAAGAAATTGCTGCTCTTATTGCTCAAAGAACAGAAGAAATGGTAGCAGAAGAACAAGAATACTTAGAAGGTAATCAAACTGATCCTTTATTAGACCTTAAAAAACGTGATTTAGATATTCAAGAAGCAGAAATACAAAGAAGAGCTTTTGATGATCAGCAACGTTTAGAACTTGATAAAGAAAAAGTTGATCAACAAAAAGAAATAGCACAAGAAAAAATACAATCGCAAGAAGATATCGCTCAATTAAGAGCAAATGTTAATTTATCAAAGCAACGAGGTAATTAATGGCAACACTTTCAGCAGCAGAGATACGTAGACTAAGAAAACAACTTAAAAATAGAAAAAAATCTATTGATCCTAAAAAAATAGCACAATTAATTAAAGCAGGTGTGCAGCCCTCTCAATTTACATCACTACAAGGTTTTAAAAAAGGTGGTTCTGCTTCTAAGAAGTCTAAAAAACGTAAAACTTAGTTGTAAAAAAGGTGATTGTGTCTAATATTGATAATATGATAACTGCAACCGAGAGATTACAAGAGTTTTTTGATAATTTATTGGCTTTTTCTGATCAAACTACTAAAAGTCAGGAAGATCAGATACTTTTAGCGGGGTCCATGATGGCTGTAGCTAAAATATTGTATCATAATAACTTATCAGAGATAGAGTTTCAAAAAATTATGGATCATAATGGAAGAGACTTGCTAAATCTTATAAAACCTACTATACATTAGCCATGGCAATCGACACAACAAAAATTAATAAATCAAAAAAAAGTAAAGATGACTTTATTGAGGTATATTTAAAAAAAGGTGAACAAAAAGGTGAACAAGTACCAATTCTTCGTTCAGAATTTAATCCTAAAATACATGATTTAGCAGCACCTGAAAAAACACCAGGTAACTTAAATAAAGCAGAATTGGCTCTAATAGCTGAAGCAAATCCAATTAAAAGAGGTAAAACAAAATCAAAAGCAAATCCTGGTGACGCAGGTGGTTCAATTGCTAAACTAGCAAAAGGTGGTTTCCCTGATTTATCAGGTGATGGTAAAGTTACTCAAAAAGATATTTTAATGGGTAAAGGTGTAATTAAAATGAAAAAAGGTGGTATTGTTAAAAAGAAATCATCTAGAACAAGAATTGCCAAAAGAGGTTTTGGTATTGCAAAGAGAGGTTATTAATGAAATTTAAAAATGCAAAAATGACGATTGTTCCTCAAAAAAATCCATTTCCAAACACAAAAGTTGGTTCAGACGCAGCTATGCTTTTTCCTGCTTTTGTTGTGAAAGATAACAAAGGAACTGGACCACAAGGTCAAACAAGTAGAATGCAGATTAAAAAAGTAGCTTTTAAAGGCGTAAAATAGTATAATTCCTGTTTTAACAAAGGAGGTTCTATGAACTTACTAAAAGATCTATGGTCACACATTAAAGAGTGGAGTGACTGGCAGATGAAAGATTGGATCAAGGCCGCTATTGTAGCGATCGTTGTTATCTGGATAATTAGCTGGATGACAGGCGGAGCAGCATAGTGCTTAATCTTCTCGGTGGCTTACTTGGTGGTGGAAAAGGCGGAGCTTTAGCAACCATTTCAAAAGTTGTCGATGAACTTCATACGAGTGAAGAAGAGAAATTAGACAAAAAAATATTAATGCAACGCTTACAACAAAAGCTTGCAGAAAAGCAATTAGATGTTAATGCAAAGGAAGCCACCCATCGTAGCGTATTCGTTGCTGGGTGGCGACCAGCGATTGGCTGGTGTGGAGCCCTGGCGTTATTCTTCGCCTTTATCTTATCTCCCTGTATTGAATGGTATGCAAAATTCTCAGATATAGATATTGTACCACCTGCCATAGAAACTGGGCCTCTTCTAGCAATTGTCACTTCAATG